ACCATCCACCAGACTGGCGTTACCCTGTCCACCTCCGACCGCCGACCCAAGCGCGATGTAGTTCTGTGCCTGCGCCGAAGGAGCCAGAGGATCGGCGTAGATATCCACACCGTTAAAGTTCAGCCCATCCCACTTGATATCGTGACGCGTGTTCGAAATATCGCGGCGCTGCGCATCGAGTGCGATAGCGACAGCCTTAAAGCCGAACACATTCGTGATACCCAGAGAAGGAGAGCCGCCTGTCACCTTGCACTGCGACCACAGTTGCATCAGCACTGCGAAGTCGATCTGGCCGGTGCCTCCGGTCGGAGTGCCGCAGTAGATGGGTGTCGAGTTCAGCGCGACGCCGACGTTGCCGTTGCGCTGCTGTCCGCCGTAGGACTTGTAGACGTTGCCGTAGACCGACGGATCGATCCCGTTGTTCAGCGCCTCGTCCAGACCATTGATGGTCTTGGTTCGGTTATCGGTGATGAATGCCGATGACGCCTGACCGTGCCGGAAGGAGTCCATTTCCTGCATGGTGTTCATGGTCAGGACAAGGTTCTCCATGTATAGCTGGTACGAGTCAACGATCAACGATGGGCCGGAGTTGATCACTCCGCCCGTGCCCGAGCCGTCATCCATCTCCCAGTCGTCGAGCGGATACCACGTGGCATACGCCTTCGGCAGGAATTTAATTCCGGTGTTGATCTGCTGGCGGGTGACCGTGATGGTCTGGCCGGGATTGACAGCCGCGCCTTGGGTGCGACCGTACAGGATGCCTTCCATCATGCCCGCGCCGCCAAGGAACTCATCCCATACGCCAGCGCGTCGCAGCTTCGCCTGAAAGGGGGTGCCGACGAATAGGTTGTTGAATACCACATTGCGCCGGACAGACTCTAAGTTACTGGCGTCTATCTCGTTGTAAAGCGGATCGGTCGGCATGGCTGATATCTCCTATCGTCGATAACTTCAAAACTTCGTCCGCCGCAGATCACGCGGCTGTATTGGCTTCCATGTCCTTGCGGATCATCTGCGCGGTCAGCGACCTGCGCTGCTGATCGTTCAATAACAATGGGTCGAAATTCGCGGGGTCGGTTTTCGCCGCCTTGGCAATGGATGACATCTGGGCGTTATCCTGCGGCCTGCGAATATCGGGGTTGTTGCCGGTGCGCTCCGCCCACTCGCGATCCTTGGTAGCCAAAGCCTTTTTGGACTCCTCGTCCTTCTCTTTGAGCTTTTGCTCGTATGGGGCTATCGCTTCCTCGCGAAGCTTCTGGTCGCGGGCTTCCTGCTCCTGCTTCTGAAGCTCCTGTCGGCGGGCATCGAAATTAAATATCCGGGACGCGTACGTCATCGGATCGAGCTTTTGTTCATCGGCCTTTTTAATGAGTTCCGTTGGGGAAACGGGGAGCGGCTTGCCGAACAATGTTTGGTAGTTCCAGTTGATATCCGCGATGATGCCCATGGCATCACCTGCTTTAGCAGCAAACTCATTCACATTGAAAGTTGGGGAACCGGGAGTCGCACCGGGTACGCCAGCCACGTAGCGACCGTTATTCGGATCGCGGACCTGACCATTTGCGGGAGGAGCGAACTTGGCGGGATCGAATCCGGGAGCTTCGGCAGGGATAAAGCCGGTCTTCTTGGCCTCTTCGGCCTGCACGCGATAGAAGGCCGCTTCCGCATTCGCCTTGGCCCGGTCGTTTTCGAGCCGCTGCTTCTCTTCTTCCCACGCTGTCAGGCTGGGCGCGATGCGGTTCTCGTAAAAATCGACGTTGCTACGCTGTGCGAGTTCGGCTGCGTCCTGCGCGGCCTTGGCTTCCTGCCGTTCTTTCTCTGCTTGGCTGAGCACGCCGGTAAAGGCACTGATCGCTCGCGCATCCATCTCGCTGATCTGCTGATCCGTAAATCCGCTTTGTCTCAAAATCTCTTCAACGGTTGGCATATTTTTATTTCTCCCGGAAATAAACAGGCGGTTGATTGATTACTGAGGCTGCTGCCCCAGCGGCGTCGGTTGCTGTGGCGTGATCATGGCCTGCTGCATGTCGCGAATGCCCTCGCGCACCTTCTGCGCGCCCGCCGCGAGACGAGGATCGGCAGCGGCCATTTGCTCGGCCACCTTGGACCACTTCGCGAGGAGTATCTGGATAGGATTTGCGGGAGCTTGAAACGACTGCGGCTGATCTCCCTGACCGGGCTGTTGCCCATTCTGGTCGGGAGGAGGAGGAGGGGCACCACCACCCTGCGGGGGTGGCGGCGCTCCCTGCGCTCCTTGATCCGGCATTGGCGGTGCTGTAGCCATCGATTGACCTCGAACGGTGGGCTACAACTACGCCTTGATGGCTGACCGCTTGCCGCTACGACGGGTGCGGCGCTTGCGGGTGACTTTCCTGATGTGGGTTACAGCAGCGGTGTGACGACGACGACCGGCCATGGTAGTCTCCTTTTTCGGTTGGGGCTAGGTCAAATGAAAATGGCCCTAGCGTTTCCGCCAGAGCCATGACCTATCCCAGTACCTACTGAGGAGTCTGCGTCTCAACTTATCTTCATAAAAACCTAAGCCTAACTATTCCCTGTCGTCAAGATTTTATTTCGCAGAATCTGCAATACTTGTGAGCTTAACTCAAAGGTATGGAAGATAGGCGCAGATTAGGCGCAGTTAGGCGCAGCATCTTACTTATGGTAGCCATTATTAATTTCTACGCTCTCGATACCAACGAGGTCGCGCACTCTATCTGCGACTGCGCCGCGAATTTTTGATCGCTGCTCCACGTTAATTCCGTTTAATCCGCCGCTGGAGTACTGTGCAACCACTTTACCTGTGCCACGCGACGCCCTCATCAGGGCATCGATCTCGCTCAGCAGCTTATTTTGCTCCGTTCGGTCAGGAGGTATATCGATAACTACTTCGGTAAGCAGGTAATCGTTCTGCGTCTGGAGCTTTATTGCCATGACCATTCTCCCGGAAGTTTAATCTTACGACTCTTTCACTACGGTGCGTGGCTGACCACCGGCAGCACCTTTGGTTCCCAGTCGCGGCGCTCTCTGCGCACTCGATGGTCTCCCGCCGCCCTTGCCTTGTCCCTTGGCTGCTCCGCCACCGCCGCCTTCGCCGCCGCCCATCAACGCCTGAGGATCGACGCCCATCTCCTTCAGCTTCGCCATGATGGAGATTTGTTCCATGATCTTCATCTCTTGCAGCTTGGCATCTTCCTTGAAGCTGTTCTCGATCTCCCGTTCCGGATTCGCGATGTCCATATTCTGGAACACCGTGAGCCATGAGAGCGGCGCACCACCGCGCTTCAGTTGCAGCATCATCAACTGACGCTGCATCTGGGTAATCTTCAGCAATGTGCTGGGTACGGAGATGAGACGAATATTCCGGGCAAACCACCGCGCTCGATCAAGCTGCGTGTACTGCGACGCGCCGCTGGGGAAGTTCCCGGATATCATTTCGTTGGGCATATGGCTGGGAACAAGATCGTCCGGATTGTAGTCAAAGGTTTCCGGGGCGATGTTTTCCGGACCTACGTACTCCATGATCCTGCGTACGTCGAACCACTGAAGGATCAGGAATTTCATCCGCTGGCCAACCGCCTTGTTGCCGCGCTCGATGCGGGCCGCGATGCCTTTGGCAATGGGTCCAATCGACTCCAGCATCTTATCTGCGGTGTCGTTGGCGAGATTCATCTTCATATTCTGAAGGTTGCCGAGATCGGTCAGGCCAAGCTGGCTCTGCTTGGCTTCCTTCAGGTACTTCAGGAAATTAAAATGTTCGCCCTCGACGCGCACACTGTCGGGTAGCACCGACTGCAACGTCTCACGCGGCTTGCCATCCACGCCCAGACGAACATCCTCTTCAAAGATGTCAAAGTGCTCGATCTTGGGACCACCGGTTTCCGTATTGTTGTAGCCCAGCGGCGGATTGAGCGTGACGGTGATGACCGCGTCCATCTTGCGCTCGATCTTGCGCGTAGTGACTTCAATCGTAGAAACGTCACCCACCAGCGAGCGGCCCAGCGGCTCCCATGCCCAGTCGTCCACGGTGTACTGAATGACCGGCATCTTCGAATCCCAGTCGAATCCGGGGCCGTCGTACATCGGCTTGTTCATGCCGGACGAAGTGATGATCAGCCGCAGGTTGGGATAGACGCGGCAGTCTTCCGGAGTGGCAGAACGCATGTAGGGCTGCCCATTGAAGACGCCGCCGAGAATCTGCTGGCCGACGAAGGGCACCTTGTAGAACCACGTCGTTCCCAAATCCCCCATGGGAAGCTCGTAGCCGGTAGTGTTGATGCGGGTGTCACGAATAAACGTCCAACGGATTTCCGCGTAGAGATCGCCGAAGCTCCTGCCCTGCTGACCGTAGCGGGTGCGCTCCGCAAAGTCGAGGCGACGGGCCTGCAAGCGCGTACTGAAGTTGCGCGGGCCGACCGTTTGAATGTCGCCCTGAAACAGTGGATACCTTGTACACGCCTCCGCGATGGGCATGTAGTCGTACAGGGTGATCGCATACGCGTCCTGCACGTTGTTGGTGCGTGGCGGTATCTGCACCGGAACCACATCCAGCAGTCCCAGCGCGTCGAACTCCATCTTCCTTTCGCCATAGCCGTACTCGTCGGCTCGCACCTTGGGCCACAGGTAGCCGATACCCATCACGCTGGCGTACTGGAGAACCTTCAGGATTTGAAAAGGGAAATCGGATTCGTGATAGACGGCCTTAGAGACTTTCGACAGCATGTCGGCCATCTTTTTAAATCCGGGAAAGTCGGAGGCATACCCGGCGATCTCTCTTACCTGCGCCAGCGTCTCGCAGAACTTGCGGATGTCATACTTAAGCTCGTTGGTGACCAGCTTCGATTTGGTGGTGTCGCGGAAGATCGCATTAAAAACGCGCAGGTTGGAGGCCCATTCCCGATAGCATTGCTGGCCCTCCAGAAAGCCTTCGCCTTCCTGAATCTGCTCCTCGACCCAACCGAAGATGGCGCTGGGATGCGATTCGAATTTCGGCGCAGCCCAGTACGTCCGATCACTGGCCGAATTTACGTATCCCGCGCTTTCGAGAATGACCGGCATAATTAACGCCCTTGCTCAAACGCTTCGCTGTGCAGATAGCTGGTCCGCCTCGTCTTCGTGAGGTCCGCACGCTGGTCGTACTGGCGAAGGTGCATCAGAAGAAAATCGCGGTTCATGTTGTTGCGGGCATTCCCGGCCAGATGCAGGATGTGGCTGCGCAGGTTTTTGCGGATCGGCCCCTCGACCTTCTCGCGCTCCTCGTCCTTCGCCTCTTCTCTGACCCGCTCCTGCTCGCGCATACGCTTCGACCAGTACTCGGCCTGCTGGGCAGTGACGCAGATGATTCTTTCCATCCCGAACGGCGCGGGAAACTGTTCCGGCAGGCCCATGTAAAGCTGCTGGTTCCGGTCCACCCAGTACACGACCTTATTTCTTAGCTGCGTATTTTTCATCACCAATTCCCCACTGATGCCCGACTGGCGCTACACGCCGCTTTGTAGGCCACGGGCCGCTTGTTCACCGGCAGTGCGTAGCGTTTTTGTGCCCGATCCGTCAGCACGTCCATGTCGTGCGCGGTGAAGTACGACATCGCCGCGCCGCGCACGCGATCATCAAACTTGCCGGTCTGGTGCTCCATTTTTGATTTGTTGGTAGTGACGTGGCGCTCCAGCGTGCGCAATTCCTCGATGAGCCACTTCGACCGTGGCTCGTACCAGCCGCCATTCACTGCCTCGACGAATCGCGTCATGAGCAGGGGAATGGACCACGTGCTGGCATAGAAGCCTTCTTTTCTCGATGACTCGTCTCTGATCTTTTTCGAGTCGTAGCGGCGCGGGATATGGTGATTGAAGAAGCCCATCATCTTCAACTGGTGCTGGCAGGTGTCTCCCGGCCCCTGAATCTGCTCGATGCAGTACTTCATCCCCCGCGCATCCGGGCAGGCTGGTCCGTACAGCGCTCCCACACAGGCGGCAAAGGCGACGACCTGCGCGGAGTTGATGCGATTCGACGTAAGCTCGGCGACCTGCTGGTCGCAGTCTCCCCCAAAGCGGTTTTTGGCCACCGACAAGCAGGTGCGCTCTTCGTCTTCTTTGCCCAGCCCGTCTGCCGTGTCGATCCCGCAGGAGTAGCGCTGTCCCCTCTTGGGCCACTCGTAGATCAGCAGGTAGTCCAGAGTGTTCCGCTCGTTGTCTTCGTCCAGCGTGAGCAGTGGAATCATGTCCCACTCGTAGTGGTGGCCGCGATACGAGTCCCACTCGACGCGTACCACTTCCTTTTCCCAGTCGATGCGCTCTTCTGGCGGGTAGAAAACCTCGTCAACATCGTGACCGGTGATGGCGTATATCTCGACCGGCTGTTTGCGCTTGCGCTTGTAGTCGTCGGATTCGACTTCGTAGATGCGGTCTTCCACTTCGGCCAGCACTTCGGGATCGAAGACAGTGTCATGCACGCCGGTCAGCGCCTCATAATCGTCGGCGGGCATCTGCGCAGACCACGTCTTCTGCGTGTGGTTCTTGCAGGCCGCGTCGTAGTAGAACTGCCAGAACCACTTCTGCTCGACCGGCATGCGCCAGCCAGTGCCAGCGATTTTGGCGAGGTAGGGTGTGTTACGGATGTACGACTCGCACTTGATCACATGTTTCCGGGTGATGTCGTGCATCTGGCGGCTCTCGAACTCGGCGGGCACGGGGAATTTTCTGAGCCAGTCCGGCTCCGGATAGATGTCCGGGCACATGGGCCAAGGGATAAACATAGGGAACAGACGAGCCAGCCCCTTGGGCCAATCCGCTTTCGCCGCTCTCCATGTCTCCGCCAGCCATCCGGTGTTGCCGCCACCCGTTCCTTCGAGAACCATGAACAGGTTTCTGGATGAGTGCGCGGCGCGGAACAATCCTTCCTCGATGGTGACCTTGGGATTCGGAACGTCAGCAAGCTCGGAAACATGGACGCAGGTGGGCGTCCAGCCTTGCGCCAGTCCAGTGGCCTGCATACCGGATTGAATGGAGAGGATGGAGCCGTTGTCGAACGACCGCTTCGGCATGCGGCGCGGCACCAGCCACCACGGCGAGCGATTGTACGCGGTATCGAGGATGCGCCCGATCAGTTCCGACTTTTCTTTCATCACCGACGCCATCACCGCCTGCGTGTGCGGGATGAACATCAGCCGGTGAATAAATTTCAGCGCCGTCTTGGTGGAGATGCCCACCTGCCGCGCCTTCAGGATCAGTAATTCGATAGAGACTTGCCGCTCATCGAAGTCGGCGATGACAGCGTCAAACACATCCTGCGATTTGCGATTATGAAATTTAAAAATCTGCCCTTTTTCGTCGCAGACCCACGCGTAGTTCTGCTCCCAGTAGCTGCTGTCGAAGCCGCATAACACCTGCTCGTTTTCCACCCAGCGGGCAATGTCCTTCTGGCGCTGGCCGCTGATCGGTTTCACCACGGAGATATAGCTGGTCTTGGAGTTCGACTCGATCTTGGTCAGCGAGTCGATGTAGGCGATGAACTCCCGCACTTCGTCGTAGGTGTGGTAGATAGGCATCCACCGTTCCTGCGCTTCGAACTGCTCCAAGTTATCGACGATGGTTCTGTTGGAGTACATGAGCCGCAAATAGAAATGGCTCTGGCGTTGTCGCCAGAGCCATTGCCTGTCCCTTCTCTGAGAAGAGGAGCCTGTGTCCCTATCGAATCAATACTTAAGCTTGTTTTCGGCAGGCGTCAAGAAGGAAACGCTGCCGCAATTAAATTCATTGCTGATTCGGGGGAGGCGGTAACGCTCTCTGCCGGATCGCGGTTAATTTATTCTGCATCGTGTTTGCAGGTGGAAAGAGCTTGTCCAGATCAGGGCCATCACCATCGTCTCCCGGATCGTCGTCCTCATCACTCCGCTGCTGATCCATCGTATTTTTGCCGGAACCGAAGATAGCTTTGCCGATGAAGGTCGGCCCCTTGGGCGAAGGCAGGAAGCCCATCGCCGTATCCAGCGCCGTGCGGTCGCGCTCACCCAGCGGAAGCATGCCGTACGCAACTCTAGCCTCCGTAATCTTGGGGTGATTCGTCATGGCGATAATCCGTGTTGCGTTGACCGCATGCTGCTGAAGAGAGACCATGATCGATCCCAGCAGATGGGTGATGTCGATCTGCGCGGCTAGAGCAATGGACTCAATTGACAGGTACTCGCGATCTCCAGTCGGGATAGAGTCGTACTTTTCAAGGAACGCCAGCGCGAGAGCATCGGCGGAGAAGCGCAGTGCCGTAATCACCTGTTGCAGTCCACCTGCGGCCTGCTTCAGCAGGGGCGTGATCTGTGGGGCGAGCGCCAGTTGTTCCGGGGAGACGCGGATGCGCTTGAGGGCATTTGCCGAGCGATCAATCCCCTGCTGGTTTCTCTTCAGTTTGCTTACGCTTTTGACCGTCGAGCCAGACCCGCTCGCGAACTCCAATATATTCCCGCTCTTCTTCTTCGTCTTCGACTTCGCTGAGCCATTGGTCGAGTGGCTTCGCGCTTGAGCCTTGGGCTTCGCGGATGCGGTCTTCTTCGGTTTGGACCCGCGTAACGACCGCTTCCCGGCGCTCTGCGCGGGCCGGGTAGAGCTTGTCGAGGTGTCGTCGGTAGGTTTCATCCAGACCCTCCAGCGCTGTCCCTATTTTTTCGAACGATAGCACAAAACGTTCGACAAACGCATTCATCTGGTCGTCGGTCATCGCTGAACCTCGGCGGAATACGTGCGGCAGTCTGGGCTTCCCGTTCCCTCGAAGACTGCCGCACGCCGCGTAGCAGTGCGCGGAAAATTTTAATTTGCTCCCCCGCCCACCTTTTCAGCGCCCTTCACGTAACGGCGCTGCTTCACCACCGGCTGACCGCCTTCGCTCGTGAGCGTGGGCACCGGCTGGTCGGAGCGCTCGCGCACCTTGTTCAGAGCTTCCTCGCGGGGAATCTCGTACTCGGTGTCAAGCAGTTCATCCGGGGTGTCCTGTGGCTTGCCGGTTGCAACTGTCACGTCCACGTTGGCCGTGTCCATCCCGTAAGCCTCCAGATGGACGGTTACTTTGGCCATGTAGCCGCCGCTGTAGGCGTCGCTCTCTCTCAGGTTGCAATCCGCTCGCAGCTTTTCAGCGATCCGCGAGCACAGATCGATCACAATCTCTTCGCCACTCAAGGGTTCGACATACTCATCTACTTCCGTTGCCATCAGTTTCTCCTTCTACAAGTTGCAGATTTAAATCTGCGTTGACTTTGCACTTTTGTTTAAAGACGGCGAAGCGGCGCAGCGTCACGTCACGCGGCGTAATGTGACCGCCCTCGATCTGTTGGATGGTGCGACGCGACACGCCGATCACTTCGGCCAACCGCTTCTGTGTAAAGAGGTTGTTACGACGGAACAGCTTCCAGTCGTTGGCGCGTTTTCTACGCTGTTTCAGGTCTACGTCCTCGGTCTGCGATTCGGCTTTCGCCCTTGGCTGGGATCGCGGCATCTCTCGTCTCCACATAGTCTATGCAGTCACACAACGGCGCGAGGCAGTGGCGAGTGCGGCACTTGATGCCGCCGTGAACCACATCCCCCGGACAGTGCTCGCTCAGAGGCATGTGGCAGCGTCCACAGGGCGCGTCCTTGTCGGCTGGCATGTTTACTCAATCCCCATCTCCCGGAGTCGTTCCAGTGCTCGCACATGGATCGGCCCGCGAATGGATTTATTTTCTGCGTCAAGTGCCGTCAGAAGCGTGTCCTTCTCCTCGGCGTTGAGTTCTTTGCCCAACCCCCAGAAGCGAACGAGCAGGTCAGTGATTCTCTCCTGCATGTAAATCTTTTCCAACAGCGGCATGGTGAATAAGCCTTCACGACTCTGCTAACATGCGCCTAAGCTGCGCCTTAAGTCAAGAACACTGGTGCATAAGTGGAAAACTTTTGTGGATAACTAGAGTAGTTAAGAGGAAGAGGAGGAAGAGGAGGAACAATGGACCTGCACCTAGACTTCGACAACTACGATGACGAGACCCTCTCCATTCAGTGTCCAGAGTGCAACGCAGCCGTGTCGGGCAAGTGCCTCGCTCCTAAACCCGGTGGCATGGGTGGCATGGTCTATCTCCCTGCGCCGCACCGCAGCCGCGTGCTGGCCGCGCATCGTAAGGAGCAAGAATCTATCTGGGGACAATAAGTGTCGGATAAGTTAGCTTCTAGACCTACTATAGGCAGTGGAGGTTTATATGCAGCAGGTCGCAACACTGGAAGAGTTCGCAGAAGCAATGCGTCGCGAAGACATGCTCAAGATTCAAGACGCCACCATGCGCATGGAGGAAGGCAGGCCGAACTCCAATGCAATTCTCGTAGCACTAGGTGTGGCTCCCGGTGAACAACTGGAGATGCAGCGTGCCAGCTTTCGCGGCTGGCTGGCGGATATCGCTGGCTATGACGAATGGGGGATGATGCAGCTTGGCCATGTCCCGGACGGTGAGATTGGGTACTGCGCCATCTGGCGAATCAGCGTCAACGAACAAACGTTCTACTGGGTTTCCTTGCCCAGTATGCAATCCGGGGATGCGGCTCCGGGGGAAGCGGTTGACATCGGCGACGAACGCGTGCGGGTTGGCCAGCATACACAGGAAGAGTTAGACGCCATGGTGCAACAGGGATACGTCCAGTTGCTGACGCTGGCTGGGCTTCCTATACCGGAACCTGAACCTGAGCCAACGCCGGAGCCTGAACCGGAGCCTGAACCAGAACCTGAACCAGAACCGGAACCAGAACCGGAACCACCGGCTGAGCCAGAACCAGAACCGGAACCACCGGCTGAGCCAGAACCAGAACCGGAACCAGAACCGGAACCAGAAGAGCCAGAGCCAGAGGAACCTGAACAGCCGGAAGAAGAAGAGCCTGAGCCAGAGCCGGAACCGGAGCCAGTCGCAAGGGTCACAAGAGCTAAGAAAAAGACTAAGAAATAACTCAGCGATAGCCCTCAATCCAGCGTCGCACCTCGACCGGGTTGGTGATCCAACCGGGGATCAGCATCATCCCCGTGCCGATCATGTTGCCTGCATGGTTCCTGAAATGCGGGTTCTTGGTCATGTCGCTGAGCATCGACGTGAACGCCTGCGCCGGATCGTGTAGCTGATCAAGGTAGGCCAAGGCGCGTTTCTTCGCCCGCTCCAAGTACTCGTCGTCTTCAGTTGTATGCGTTTTAATTTCCTTGTCGTCACTCATTGCGTCAACTCCTCGGCCAGCACCATACAGTGGGGTCTCCCGGCACTTTGGTATCTGTGCCGGGGTGGTAGATGTGCTGCCGCGCATAAGACATCGCCTGCGCAACTTTTTCCTTGGCCTCTTCGTCTATCAACAGAACACGCATCGCTTCCCTCCCTCAGTACGAACAGTTCAAGACCCACTTGCCGCTGGCGTCATACCGGATCACCTTGAAGAGGGTAGGTCCGTACTTCCTGACCTCGCAGTGGTCGCCGGTCAGGCGCTCCAGCCTCTCCGCATGCGCTTGGGCAAACTCCGCATTGTGGTGAACGAGGCAATCTGCCGACCGGGGCCGGTTCTCTGGCGGCTTTACCTTCCTCTTCCTTGCTATTGGTTCAAAGGTGTCAGACAAGGTGCCGTGAAGCTTTTCTAGGGAAACCTCCCGACCGTCGAGGAGAACCCTTCCCGGATGGGAGTTGTGAATCCTGTGAACCCTTGCCCAGATTGAAAGCTCTGTGTCGAAGTTGTGTGCGCTTAGACCCATCGTTGCCTCCGTGTTCTTTAGAACACCCGGCCCTTCTCGACCTCATCGACAAGCTTGGATATTTCCTCTGGAGTCATCTTGGTGTCGGCCAGATTCATGCCCCAACCGTCGTAGGTGCCGTCTTTCCTGAACCAGTGTTCCGTGGCTCCGCAGATTAAACGGTCCAATGTTTCGCCGCACAAAATCGTCACTGGTTCAGTGAGCGTGATAAGTTCGTGTCTTCCACCTTCTGTGCTGACGACCTGAATATGCATGACGTTTACTCCGATTGCAGCTTCGCCACAATTGACTGTGCGCAATTGAGGATCGCCATATCGCGTGCTTTCCAAGGATCGAGATGGGTGCCCTCTCCTTCGCAGCCGGGGATTGCCGGGAAGGTAGCTCGCACCGTTTGTACGCCTATGATTTCGATCACCATAGACAAGCTGTGTGGGTTGCTCAACGTCCAGAGTGTCACTTGTACAACTCCTTGAGCGCGATCTTTCCGTTGGCCTTGTTGATCAGCGCGGCCTTGTTCAGTGCTCCAACCACGTTGGTGACCGTGCGCGTCGCGCAGCCTAATTGAATTCGTAACTGTGCCTGTGTCATGGGGCCGTGCATGCGCAGCGCGTCGATAGCCGCTGCCGTCTTTCCCCCCAGCTTCTGCTTCCACGACTCCCACACTTTGTCGTCTTCGCTGCTGGCGGGCTTGCCGCTGCGTCCGTCCGTGGCGGTGATATCCATGGCGTCTATATGGCCGAGAATGCCGCCAATGGCGTTGTAGAGCGGGGTCAGGATGTTGCGCAGGCTTGCGGCGCTGACCTCGACGCCCCGGTTGCGCAGCTTCTCTTTGTCGAGTTCATCTTCCAGTTCGCGAATGCGCACGATTCGGTCATGCAGTTCGCGCTGAAGTGAGGCAATCATGTCTTGCGGGTTATGCGGAACGTTCAGTACGAGGCTCATTGGCACCTCCCGATGCCGTCATAGGCAGTACGCCCTTCAAAGCTCCCTCCAGCACGCGCTCCAGAATGGTGGGCATACCCAATCGCTGCAAGGATCGGAACGCCTTGAAGGCTTGCGCGAGTCCGGCCAGATTGGAGTGGATGCTGGTGTAAAGGTCCAGCGCCATCACGTGCTCATGACGGCCCGCATTCTCGCCCAGAACCCAATCTCTGGCCCGCCTCTTGGCCTCACCCATCCGTTTGAACATCTCGGGATCGCCGCCGTCCGTCCGGTCGGGGTGGATGGGCTTCGCCTTGTCGCGGAAGGCGCGGTCAATCTCATCCAGTGTGGGCGCGGGCGGCAGATCGAGCAGCGTCTGCCATGAGTAGTCTTCCTTGACCAGCGAGAACCACACGGCAACGCCGGGGTCCATACGCTCCTTGTCGTTGGGCCAATGGGTGATCAGGATGGCGGTGGCACCCATCAGCGTCAGTTCCTTGATGACGCTCTGGTGGTAGTAGGAAGAGGTCTTGCCCCATCGCTTTTGCCCCCTACGCAACTCAATCAGGGTTCGCTTCCAGCCCTCGGGCCAGCGCAATTTTAATTCGTCCTGAACTTCTACCCTGCCGGATGCTGCGGACTTTTTCTGTGTTGTCACCATAACTTGCTGATCCTTTCCAGAGAGGGTGGCTCCATGACCAGAACGATCTCGCCGCCCTTCTCTTTGACCCATGCGCTGAACCTTGCGAAGCTCAACCCGATGGCGTTCTCCAGCTTGGTGGAGTTGACGATGATGTTCTTCTCGACCTGTATTTCGGTGGTCACGCCGCCGCGCAGATAGACCTGATAGTGAGCCATAACGGATTGCCTAGTCTCCTTTCAGGTGTTGCGGTATCTCGTACGGTATGAACTTGGGATTTCCCTTGTTCACCCGGTTGACCAGATCGAGAAAGCGGTACGCCATTCCCCGATCCTTCTCACAGGCCGCGCCCACGGCAAAGCCCATCATGATCAGGAGCCGGTCGTAGTCATCGGCGCTGAGGCGGATCACGACCTCGTCTCCATCGACTGAGAACTGCTTAGCTTCGTCCATCCGGCTCCTCCTTTTTTTTAATCTGCGTGGCCTGCATATCGTCGATCAACCTGCGCTGGCGGAAATTCCGTGGGTCTTTGTCCAGCGGATCACCCTCTACCCAGTTGGTCCCGCACCGGCAGCAGCGAATGTAGTCGCTGCGCTTGACACGGGGTAATCCGCACAGGGGGCAGGGCGATTCCTTACCCCCGTTTTTAATTTCCGCCAGCAACGTGTCACGCCCTCTGCTCATTGCGGCGTCAGCACGGGATATTGGTCAGCGGTGGTGTCGAGGTAAATCTGGTGCCCATGGATCAGTGCGATGGCAGCTTCACCGTCCGGATGGTTACGCAGATCATGCAGGAAGCAGGCGGCGTGGACGTACGCGTCCCACTCTTCATAGAAGTGCCCTGCACCCGGTCTGCGGCACCAGAAGCAGGTGCGCTTCTCTGCGGGAGTCATGGTGGCGGGTCGGATGCCGCCATCGTCGGGAATGATACGGACTGGATACACGCCGCCGCAGGGCATCGTTAGACCTCCACTGCTTCCTGTTCTTCGGGTTTGGTGCCGGGGACCGTATCGGTCTTGGCTGGACAGATGTGGATGTCGAAGCTGGGCCGCTGGGCAGCGACTTCGCTCAACACCTCGTCCAGTGAGTAGCGGGTGAGTAGCTCGGAGATTTTAGTTTTCAGCATGGCGCGGAGTTTATGGGGATGGACGACACTGGTGCCGTTCGAACGTTCACGGATGTAGGCCATGGGGATAGTCCTTTCTTTTGGGTGAATGGGTTGGGTCATCACGAGCGCCTTGCTCTGAACGAGGTGAAGATGTCGTACAGAGTGCGCCGCAGGGAGTTGCGCGGGCAGGCCAACTCGTAGCCCACGATCTCTTTACACTGGGAGCAGATGACACACCAGCAGGGACGCCCCCAGAAGGCCCGCCAGTAGCTCTTCACCATGCCGCGCATGAAGCAGTCGAAGGGGTACGCCCCACAGTCGGGGCAGCGCTCTATCGGTGCGACTCGGTTTTTGAGGATGAGGTATTCGGCTGGCATGAACTTGCCTCGCTTTCATCGCCGTCTCTGGCCTTGCGTAATTCCGGGTGCTTGGCCAACGCCTCTTTCAGGCTCTTGCAGCCACAGCGCTCATTGCAGTGGCTGTCCCAGTACAGTTCGTCAAGGCTGCGCATGGCCGTACCTCGGGTGCAACCGGTAAGGTTGTTTGTTGCTCCGCGTAATTACGAATAACTCGGCCACTGACTTACTCTCCCGGAAGTAAACACAGTTAACAGAGGTGCTACGGCAGGTTACGCGCTCATGCGAGCCTGCGGTGCCGCTTCTTGATTGGGATTGGGGTGCTCGTCGGGCGGATCGCTCCAGTTGCGCTTGTGGCACTCTGGGCATTCGCGTGGTTTCCCGTCCTCGGGCTTGCGCTGCGTCCAGTTCAGCCCGCAACGGTTGCAGTGGTTTCGTGGTCGCACTGGTTTGACAGGTTTTCTTAATTGCTCCGACACTTTTAGCCTCCCAACTTTTTGCCAAGCTGGCTCTGACCTATCTTTTACTCGGGTCTAATGCTCATCGGGTGGGTTAACTTGATCGGCTTTGCATAATGGCCCTTAAACACGATGAGAAGCGGTAACTGACTTTGGTCATAATCCTCCTCATCCTCCTATCGCGTCAAGAGCCTTCCACATGGTTTTGCACAGGAGTGGCAAATATTTTTCAACTTCGCACGCATCGTGTGATTCAGAAGCTGCGCCTCGCATGCCAGACTTCGCGTCTGATCTGTTAGTTACCAGAGCAGTTACAGATGCAAATTTCTGTTGTTACCGTTTTCAGTGTTTTGATGAGATTTAAAATCCGCGAGAGTTGCGATGGATTTTAAAAGATGCGTAGCGGCGAGAAGATGCTTGGAGCATTACTCCAAGGAAATTAATTTCCATCTATGCCGTAATACAGTAAGTACCCTGACTGACTTAGATTACTAAGGTAGGCACACCTATTAGCAGACTTACTTCCCTTGCCTGCGTCTGCGCTCGCGCCGTTCGAGCAGCCAGAAGATCAGCCCTAACACGATGGCGGCAGCAATCGCCTGTACGAACCAATCATCGCCGATCATGGTCAGACCCTTTGTCGAACAGGTGGGAGAATCTGCCTTTCATGGCCCCGCCGATCCGGTCGCGCTCTTCCATGGTGATCTGTTTCCCATCGCGGCGATAGAACCAGCGCAGCGTCGCACCTTCGCCGCTACGGGTGCTGATCGAGCACATCAGGGCTTCGCGGCGTTCAATCAGGCCCAGATCAGAGGCGCGGCGAATGCCTAGCTCCTCAATCTTGCGGATTAACTCCGGCCTCTGGCTGGCGTCATTCACCGTACCCGTCCAAGCATCGGAGAGATGGTAGACGGTATGCGCGTCCATCGAGTCCACCAGCGTGCGCACCTTTTGGGCGACTGAGGTTTTCAGATCGGGATCGTTGATGACCTCCGACTCAGGCACGAGCATGATGACGACACTGCGCTCGTTTTCCACGATGAACTTCATGGCGATACTGCCAGTCAGGCGCAGATCGTGCGCCGCATCTTCCAGCCATTCCCAGCCGCGTTCCATTTCCACTTCAAGCGCCATTATGCCTTGTCTCCTAAAGAGCTTTTCATGCGACCACGCCTTCCCCGCCGTCCTCGCGCTGAATAATTAAAAACTCCCGTGTACGGATGCGCCGGATGGTGGAGAGCAGCATCAGCTTTTCCTGAACGTGCGCAGCCAGATCAAGCGTGCGACGGGGTGCGGGTACGACCTCCATCACTTCCCGGCCATCCACCTCCAGCAGCCCCCAGCCATCCGGCAAATCGGCCTGTTCGATCAGCCCCTTGGGCACCATATAGAAGCGCCGCTCGCCCGCGCCTGAGCCGTTCTGGCGCTGCGGCTTCTTGGCGTCGCGGAAGAAGTCGCTGCGGGATACCTTGCACTCGATCAGCACCGAGTGGCCGTAGCTCCAGCCGATGGCGTCCGGGATGTCGCCTGCCACCGACGCCAACTCCGAGAGGATCACGCCGCAGGCAAAGCCCGCTCTGCGCTCCTTCCACTTGCCGGTGCGTGTCCACGTGACCGGCGGGCGGCGCAGTACGCTCATGGCCTTGGCGCGTAGCTCGTCATGGGTCATGGCGTCTCCAGCAGTTCTCGCCCAGCAGCAGCCACAGCACCATCAGGGCGGTGTTCGAGAGGATGTCGGGCAGGCCGCAGGCTTCAGCGCGTTCCTTCCAGCGCTCCCATGAGCTTCGGTCTACACTGATGCTTTCCGTCATCGCGCCTCCTCAGCGGAACTCATGACACTTTCCGCAGTAGCGATGCCTGCGATCCTCCGGATGATAGCTGACCGACTTACAGGCGTCGCAGATGAAACAGGGCTTCATGCCGGTTTCGGCCAGCGCCCGGTAGAGATGGGTGAACATCCTGCGCCGCTCCAAGGCGTCGGCCTCGGAGCGTTCGTCGTCGCGCTCGTCGTGGACCGCGAGCACGCGCTCCAGCAGCCCGGTAAAGTTCCTGTCGCGAATCAGGGCTTCGCAGTCGCCGCAGACCACCCACCAGCGGTCGAGGATGAGCGGCGGCGCGAGCCGGGGGCCGGACTCGACCCACGCTTCGAGCACGATATTGTTGCTGGTGTCGTAGTCGTACTGGGGATCGGGCGCGTGACAGCAGTCGCAGTGTAAGCCTTTGGCGACGAGGGCGAGAGGTGCGGCAATCTTGGGCATGGTTTTTAATTTTCTCCAGAGGGTCGGGTTCCACTCTGTGCCTCCCTGCGCTGATGTTCGTGATAGTCGTGGAGCGCCGCCGCCGCCCGGTTACGCAGGGTGACAGGGTCATGCTCGATATCATCGAAGTGGCGCATGATGTACATCACCAGCGCCTCATCCGACTCCTTCAGCTTGCCCAACTCCCAGTTGACCTCGGCTCTATCGATGGTGGTCTGCACCAGCTTGGCAATGACCACGGGAATCCGGGTGACGCCTTCGCTGCGGGTGAGATCGTGGTCTCTGAAGAAGTCATCGATGACATCATCGACGATCATAGCCGCGTCCCACGCCTCGCGGGAGATATCAGGGAAGGTCATGGATTGAACCTCTGGCGGATGCGTATCTCGAACTGCACCGGAGTCTGATCGCTGTCGCCTGCGCAGATGGCTTCGACCACGCGCTTTAATTCGGCGAGGGTGGTTTCCTTGGAGTTGGCCACGTAGTGAAAGCCGAAGCGCATGGAGTTGATTCCCGGCCAGCGGTCGCACTGGCTGTGGTTCCCTTTTTCCCGCGACTTCGCACACTTCGCGCAGGTGCCGATGTGGCTCATCTTCATCCCGTAGACGCGAATAAAATCGCTCATGGCTCTCTCCTGACCGACTGGCCGACCTCGGCCATCGCGCCGGGGGCCAACTGCGCTCGCGACACCTTGCCCGCGTCCACACAGTGGTTGCAGACGATGCGCAGCCTTTTGGTGCCAAGCTGGCGGATCAGCGCCTGTCCGGAGGGATAGATGCCGACCTCGGAAGCGCATGCCGAACAGCGGTACGAGAAGTCTGTCTCCGGGTGAACCAGCACCATATCTTCGGTACGCATCACGATCAGTGTTTGCCTGCGGAACCAGCCGAAGAGTTTCATACGCTTTCCCTTCCGCGCTTGCGGTGACGCGCATTGACGTACGCCGGAGCGTCACCGGCCTCACCGTAGAAGCGAATCGTTGGCAGAGGTGAGAATCTGGCTTCCAGTGAGCGCAGGTGATCCTGTATATCGGCCACCATCTCGCAGGTCTCCGG